AGACCGGTGACGAAGCCGGCGAAGGTGCTGGTGACGAAGCTGGTGACGAAGCTGCCGACGAGGCGGGTGACGAGACTGGCGATGAAGCCGGTGACGAGGACAGCGACGAGGATGAGGCTGAGGCTGATGCCGGCGCCGACAAGTCCAAGAAGACTGTCGCCAAGAAGAAGGCCAAAGCCAAGGCCAAGGCCAAGTAAGGAACTGTGATGGGCTACGCCAGCAAGGAAGATATCGACGAGCTTTACGGCACCGATCTCCTGGTCCGCGTAGCCGATTACAATCGAGACGGCGCGCCGGACCCCGAGGTTATTGCCAAGGGGCTCCAGGCGGCCGACGAAATTTGCGACGCCTACCTATCAGCCGCATATACGATCCCGGTTGTTCCCACGCCCGGCGTGGTGAAGAACTGCGCGATCGACATTGCCGTCTACAAGATGGCGCTCGGCCGCACCAGTCGCACCGACGAAATGCGGGTTCGCTACGAGGACGCGCTGGCGCTGCTGGATAAGATCTCCACCGGCAAGGTTGGTCTGGGCCTGCCACCCGAGACAACCGACAACGGTGACGGCACCTCGACCACGACCAACCCGAACATCCGGCGCTCCGGAGGGTCGTTCGACTGCGGTAGGGCGTAATGGCCGACCTGCAAGTCAAGATCGACTCCGGCGATATCCGGAAGCTGAACAAGCGCATCGCCCAGCTGATGCACGACACGCTCCACCTCGAAGAGGTCTATGCGGAAGCCGCCGAATACATGAAGCGGTCGACGGTCAATCGCATCGTGCGGTCCAAGACCGGCCCTGACGGCGATCGTTGGGCGGCGCTGCGCGAAGTTACGATCAAGCTCAAAGAGGGCAACGACAGCATCCTGTTCGATAGCGGCGACCTCTCCCGAGGCATCCAGATCGAGGACGTGAACCATGACGGTTTCGTGCTCGCATCGACCGCTTTGAACAAGGAAGGCGAGCCCTTCTCTTCGTACCTGCAGGATGGCGTCAAGCGCACTCGGGGTATGATCAAGGGCAAGAAAATTCCGCCTCGGCCCTTCATGGGCTTCTCTGACGAAAACAAGCGACGGATCGCCAAGATGATCCGCGATTATCTGGCGCATGGAGGCGACTGATGAGTAAGATCGTCGACTTTCGGAACCGGATCATCGAGACTATCAAGGCTATGTACCCCGACATGGATGTCGACTGGTACGACGGCCTGTTCGACGAACACGACATCGCCGAGTGGACAGTGAAGACGCCGAGCGCTCGCGTGGCCGTCATGAACGCGCCGGGCGAGCACGAGACGACGGGCGAACTGAATGCCCGCCTCCGCTGCGTGGTCGTCATCATCGACGAGAACCGGTTTGCCGCCCTCGACGGCGACGCCCGCGCCTGGGAGTACGTCGAGAGCATCGCCATCAAGGTGAACCTGAACAAATTCGGCGACCCGAATGCGGCGCCAGCAACCATGGTCAAATTCCGCCGGATCAGCCAGCCGGTCCTGCGCCGAGAAGGCGTGTCGGTCGGCGTCGTTGAGTGGGAGAGCGCTCTCACCATCGGCCACAACCGAGTCCGTGAGCGCGACTTCTTCTACCGCCCGGACGGCTCAGAGATCACGCAGGTGCCGCGAAGCACCCACACGCGCGGCTATGTGCATAACGCGGCCGGCATGGAGAACAACGAAACGACGGACTTCGACGTCGAGGAGTAAACGATGAAGGCGCTTCTCTCGATCGAGCGCAGGATGCAGGATCTCGAACGCAAGTTCGAGAACAAGGAGCGTCTCGGCAAGATCACCGCGGTCAAATACGAAAAGGACCGCTGGTACGTCAAAATGAACGACGGCGAGGACCAGACCCCCAGCGGGTCTCAGTCCGGCGCCGATCCCATGGGCGGAGAGGGCACCTTCAAGAGCGACTGGCAGCCCTGGCAGAGCCACTCGCACGGCACCATCAAGTTCTCTGTCCCGCCGAAAGTCGGGCAGCAGGCGCTACTGCGATCGAGCGGTGGCAATGCCGAGCTGTCCACGGTTGAGCCGCACCACTACGGTCCGCAGGCTCCATCGCCACACGGCAAGCAGGACGAGACTGTCGGCCTGATCCACGAGAAAGAGGATCAGCAGCACTGGCAGCACCAGACCAAAGACACGCACCACCTCATCATCAAGTCCAAGAAGAAGTCGGGCGGCATTGGCGGCCTCGGCGACATCGGCGGCCTTGGTGATCTCGCTGGCATCAGCCAGATGGCCGGCCTGAGCGGCATGGACTTCGGCGGCATGATGGGCAACCTGGGCAGCCTGGGTGACCTCGGCAGCCTCGCCAACCTCGACATCTCGAACATCGCCAACATGGCCGGTCTCGAAGGTCTCGGGCTCGGCAATCTGACGCAGCTCGCGAACGTCGGCGCCATGGCCAACCTGGCCGGATTGCCCGGCCTGTCGCAGCTCGGCAACCTGGTCGGCATCGCCAAGCAGGTTCAGTCAGGCGGCTTCATGGGCGCGGTTGGCGGCATGATCGGCGGCGGTGCCGGCGGCGGCGCGGGCGTACCGGCCAGTCAAGGCGGCGGGCAGAAAGCCCAGGCCCCGAAGCTTCCGGAGCCACCCGAGAACGGTGACGACGGCGTCACGCAGATCAAGTCGACCAAGGAGTTCATCCTCAAGACGGTCGGCAAGGACAAGTCCTACTACCGTCAGGACGAAAAGAAAGTCCACCTCCGCTTCGGCGAGGACAAAGAAAAAGCCGACATGCTCATGGACGAGAACCAGGTCAAGGTTCAGTTCAAAGAGAAGAAGGCCATGGTCAAGTGGACCGAGGAAGATCTCACCGTCCAGATGGGCGATGACGACAAGTCCAAGATCCACATGACCGAAGAAGCCGTTCATCTCTCGCAGGGCGAGAATGCCCACATCGAGATGAAGGAAGACGGCATCCTCTACAAGGTCGGCGATGCGTCGATGTATCTGGAGGATGGCGGCCTGACCGTCACGGTCGGCGGCACCTTCTGGAAATTCTCAGGCAGTGGCCTGCATCAGACCGGCGGCGACGTCGGCCACAATGGCAAGGCCATCGGCGACAAACACATCCACGGCTCCACGCCGCCCCCGAGCTTGCCCTTCACGGGTGATATGGGCTCGGCGCATTCCGGCGGCCCAACAGACGCTGGCGGCGGCCCCGACACCGGGACCGGCACCGCCTAACGAAAGAGACCAATGCAGAAAAAGAAGAGCTACATCGTTGCCGCATCCTTTTGGCATGACGGCATCCTGCTTCCGGTCGGCAAGGAAATCTGGCTGTTCCCCTCCGAAGCCAAATATCGCGGCCACGCGCTGACGGACCCGGATGCTGTCCAGGCCGTTGCGCCGGCTCCCGCCGACGAGCAGCCTGCTGCCCCCGTCCAAGCTGAGCCCGAACTCACCGTCGAGGTGAGCGAGGTGGTCGATCCGAAGCCCGCGCGCACCAAGCGCGTGAAGGCCGCGGGTGCCGAAGATGGCGCAGAGTAACACCACTGAGCACCTGATCGACATCGACCGGCTTACGGGCGAGCTGATCCAGGGATGGGATCGCATCAAGCAAAGCATCTACGTGATCCTCACCACCAGGCTGCGTTCACGTTTGATGCGCCTGTGGTGGGGCTCGAAGTTCATTGACATGCAGGACAAGCCGGGAAACCAGGAAGTCCTCATGGCCGGCATGATGGCTGCGATTGCGGCGATCAACACCTATGAGCCCGAGTTCAAAGTCACCCGCGTCACGATCGACGAGTTCGATGCCTCGGGAGAGATCACCATCACGATTGAGGGTGTCGACCTCGTGGATGCAGCGCTTCGGCGCGTCAAAGTAGCAATCTAGCGAGGGTCAAATGCCCAACTACACGTCGCCCGCGCTGTACATCGACTTCGCGCGGCTGCCGCCTCCGGACGTCATCGAGACGCTCGACTACGAGGATCTCGTCGCCCGATACCGGGCTGAAGTCCTCCAGAAGAACAGCAAGCTCGAAGCGGCGCTGAACCTTGAGCAGTCGCCCACCAACATCATCCTGGAGGCGGAAGCCTACGGCGAGTTGTTGGTGCGTGCCCGCGTCAATGCGGCGGCTCGCGCCGTCATGCTGGCGTTCTCCAAGGGCGCCGATCTCGCCAACCTGGCGGCCTTCTTCGGCGTCGAACGCGCTACCGGAGAGACTGATGACAGCCTCCGCCGCCGCGCGCAGCTCGCGCCCGAGGCTTTCAGCACGGCCGGCTCGGAGGGCGCCTACATCTTCCAGGCCCTGACGGCTGACCCGTCAGTTATTCGGGACGCCACCGCGGTCAAGGTCGACGACAGGGGCCGAGTGAAAATCTGCGTCATGGCCATCGGATCTGATCCGGTGCCGACGCAAGCGACGATCCTGAAAGTCAGGGATCGCCTCAATTCGAAGGGCATTCGACCGCTCACGGACGTGATCAGCGTCGTGCCGGTGAAGCCGCTTCGCCAGCAGATCATCGCGAACGTCTCGCTGTACCCCGGCCCGGACTCCGGACTGGTCATGAACGACATCGGCATCGCCCTCAACAAGGTGCGCGCCAACGTCTCTCTGATCGGCCGAGACCTGACCCGCTCCGCAATAATTTCAGCCCTCAACCAAGAGGGCGTCCAGTCCGTCGACCTGATCTCGCCGGCCGCAAACGTCGTGGTTGGCACTGACCAGTGCGCGCTCATCGAGAGCGCAACGATCACGCCGCTTCCGCTCAGGGTGGAGTAAGGATTATGGCGACGTTCCCGACGCGCTTGATGGACCACATCCTGGCGCCGAACGCTACCGAGTATGAGCGTACGCTGGCTTCCCAGGTCGACCGTCTGCTCGATCTGAACATTCCCATCCGGCTCCTCTGGAACCCGTGGGAGTGTCCCGAGCACCTGCTGCCCTATCTGGCGTGGGCTCTCTCGATCGACCTTTGGGACTCGAGCTGGCCGGTCACCAAACGACGCAGTGTCGTGGCGAACGCGGTCAAGCACCATCGCATGAAGGGGACGCTGCAGGGGATTGAGACCTATCTCAATCTCGTGGACAGCAAGTTGCTCAAGGCCAGCGTGCCTCCGAGCACTCTCTTCTCCGGCCCGTCTCTGACCCGGGACCAGCGCGAAGCCTGGCTTGCCAAGCTGCCGCAGGTTAGGGTCTGGCGCCAGTACGAGAACTCTGTCAAAGGCCGGCGCATCTTCTCCGGCGGCAGTCGCTACAACAGCTTTCTCGCAGGACACTTTCCTGGACCGAACGATGCCCTGACCCGCATGGCGCGCCGCGCCCGCTGGGTGGTCAACGGCA